GAGAAATGATTTCTAAGCCCTCCAAAGTCTGTTTTTATATGTACCTCTCCCGGTTATATTTTTTTGATGTAGTGATAATAGTTGGCAACAATCACAGCCAAAGTGACTAAGACACCACTCCCGGTACAAAGGCGAACAGCCAGAAACGAAAACGGTCTTAGCCAAGTTAGCCTTTGTTTGAACCTGTACTTACCTGGAAGTAAGTAGAACCAATTACGGTGCTAGATAGCCTTTGGCGCCAAAATTTTTACCAGAATCGGTGTTTATCTCCTTAGGAACAACTGATATCTTGTGCGCTCGAAGATTAAATTAGGAATGATGTTTGGCACTAGTAAAGTCCAAGTAATTGTTGGGGCGCGGTGAATAAATGTTTAAACCACGAGTCACAAACTGCACATCAGCACATTTATTATACACTGAAATACCACAAATGGCACAAACATGTTTCACAGTATTAATATTCACAGTATAATATAATTCACAGTAAAGTTCCATAACTAGCAGCATCAGCAATTATTTGGCACGTCTGCGTTTTGCAGATCGACCAGAAGTGGTACTTTTAGAAACTTTAGATCCAGAAGATGTTATGTCTGTTCGGGGTCTCTTTCCCAATAGAAAACCTGATTGAAATAAAAATCGACGTCCTAAAGAAGATTGGCTTAATTCTGAAGTAAATTTTTCTGTGAAATCGATATCCCAAAAGTTCATTCCTTTGAAAGGATCCTTTTCCTCCTCCTTGTCCTCTGGTAGGGGACATCTGGTTGCTAAAGATTCTATGTATCTATATTCATCTTCAATACCAGTAGGAGGTGGAGGTACAAAGGCTAATTTCCAATTCTCAAGTATTGTAGGATCCATCACATTTAAGTGAGCTAATATATCTGGATCTAAAGCCACTTTACAAAGTTGCACCACAATTGCTATTTCGTACTCTTCTGTGTGCCTCGCGTAAACTCTGAAATTATCTGCATTATATGTATAAGAAGATGCTGGATAACCAGCACCTTCTTTGTAAACTGATATATTTAAGTTTGTATTTCTGGTATTATCACCAACAGTAATAAATAAGTGATTATTCCAAGCAATACCATTATTGCTACCCTGAGCTTGTTGCAACCAAAATGGTTTGTTAAATAATTGTCCATCGGATGAATTTAAAGAACCACTAGGTGTTGCAACATAAATACTGGATGAAATGTCTTTTTGAGCACCGTCATTTCTATCTGGATTTAGATAATATGCATTATTCTCCATTGGGATGGAATCTCCTACATTACCAGCCCTGTTCATTAAGTGTCTTGCAAATAGCTGTTCTTTCCTTCCATAAAAAAACATTCTATCTCCATAAATATCCTGAGACATTTTAACAAAATCTGGATACTTAGTGATTTCATTTACTATATCAAGAGGCACGCAAGCTCTGTCTTCCAACAATGTTTTGTTATTCATGTTTCCAAATCCAATATCCATCATATCACCATCTTCAATAATGGTAGTAACTAATTCTAATGGAGGACATTCTCCTGGTTGATCTCTGTGGCCAGCACAAAATTTAGCTTTATCCCAATGCTGTCCTTGAGCTGGTAAGCACCCAATAATAAAAAATTGACTCAGTTTTGGATCTACAGATATATTCATTCTGTTATCTTTATCATTTTTTGGCTGATATTGAGCCATGTTTTCAGTATCTGCACCCTTATTAAAGTAAGGATTGCCAGTACTTCCAACGCCTAAAGGGCCTCCTCTATTTACTTCTACTCCTTTTAGTCTCCAGACTAATCTTTCTCTAGCTGGGTCAAATATTTTTTGATCTATCAAAGCAAACTGATTAGGATTTGGTAGTTTTAATTTAAAAACTCTGTATTGATTACCAGATACCTTTGGAACCATGGTTTCACTGTCATCTAAATTTTTTACTGGAAAATACGGATTACCAACAGTAAGTAACCGTTCTGTAGCAGCAGTAAAATATATATTCGTGCCAGTGACATATTCATCCGTGTTTAAAACTTTTGCTATTGGCTTGGCAGGAGGTAGGTAAAAGCTTCCATTATCTTTCATCCAAAAGGCCATCTGTAAAACATTAAAAAGTAAATAAATCTATCTTCCTTTTTTTTCTGGGTATCAAAGCAGGATTTAAATAGTAATCTACTCCCAAACCTGCAATATATTGTCCTGGAAATATTGGAGTAATGGGATAAGTACTTGGGGTAACTTTTGGAATAATTATATCTGAAGTAGTTGATTTAGGATTGTAAATATTGATTCCAAATGTGTTTACACCTACATTAAAGCTAATAGAGCTTGGAATGTATGATGGCAAACTAATACTTTCATTATTTTCATCTGTAGCAATCATCAAATGAGCATTTCTAAAATTTTCATCTTGAGGATCAATTAAATCTGTTTCATTGAACAATTCTTCAGCAACATTATTTGTATCTGCTGTGACTAAAGTACTTTCAGCTTGTCCATCAACAATAATATGTGAACCTGAATATTCACCTAAAGGTTGTAATTCTATACTTTCAACTGTTTCTGCAGATGGTATTGGACTAAGATCAAAATAAAAGTGCACGGGCTGACCTAATTGTAAACCACTTCTGGTAATCATAGTACCACGTGTCCCTAAACGACTCACTCGTACCGCCCTTTCTGCTGTCTCTGCAAAATATGGCCTGGATAAACTACGGATATCCTGAAACTCTGGCACTGGCGCAGATTCAATTGCCTGCAGGTCCCGCTCAAATGTGACAGTGACATCAGGGTCAAAGGCGGGATTTGTAAATTCAAACTGAGCAAGGCGCGAAACCTGACCTAGGAATTCTGGGTACTGAACTGGTACTTGCTGTGTAAACCTATTATAAAACCTTCTTGCTTGCGTTGCAAGTCTATCAATGTGTTGTGAAGGTGTGCTTGTTTGGGGTGGCTCTTCTATAGAAAACTGGGAAATGTTACTAAAATCCTCCAAAGGAATTTCTTCATATCCTACAGTTTCACCACCATAACTACTATCTACAAATACGTTAATATCTGGTGTGGGGTGTAAAGTAGCAGTTACAATGTTAATATGTGTAGAGTCTCCTGTAAAGCCTGGATCTATAGCTGCACGTATAGGAGGTTGCACAGGTTGAACCTCAAGAACAGCTGCCTCAGTTTCAGCAGCTGTAGTTATAACTGGATGACCACTGACTCCTGTAGTTTCTGAGACCGCATCTGGTAATACATCGACCTCTCCTGCACCTAATGTATCTGTAGGCCTTGCTATGTCAACAATAGAGGGATCAATTATTGTAACTTCAGGAATAACAGAAGAAGATGTAGGTTGTATTGCATCTACAGGAATAAATTCTCTGGGCCCCAAAGACTCTATGGGTACTGTAGGTCTTAGTGGGACAGTTCCAATGGTACCTTGACGTGTAGGGGCATTTATTGGTCTATACCCCAAACTCCCACCAGATCCTCTACCTGTCCCAATACCCAAGTTACCAAAATAAAGTATGCTACTAAACCATTTCAATAAACGATCAGCCCATGTATTTTGTTCTATTTTATTTTTTACATCTTCTGGGCAATCACCAGTAGCACAGGTCCTATATAAATCTTCAGGGGCAGCTCTTTTTCTACGTACTTTATACATTGTTAAAGCCTATTTAAATTTCCAAACGATACAGAACATGATTTAGGCAAAGTTACAGTGCTAAGGAAAGTGGCTCGTTGCTCTGAATTATCAAAAGCTACTAATATTCTACTGCTTTGCTTTCTGGTTTCATTATTCCTAACCCAAGTGAAGACTGTTGTACTATCAAGATACAGATGACCAAATTTAAGACTAACACGCCTTCGCCAACATTTTAAAGCATTTGAACCACCTTGAACAATTATTAACGGTGGATCCCGAGCCTCTGCTTGAAGTCGTGCAAGTCGTGAGAGATTATGTCTATCAACTGATCGATGAGTTCTTCCCACTTGGTCAGCATCCGGTGCAGCTCCGATGGTGGTTGAACTTGTTGATTGCTCGGTTCTTCTCCGTTTTCTAGGGGATGATTCTCTTTCTCTGGATCTTCGTCGTCTTCGTCGAGGGGAAACAGTTGTCGTCGAAGGAGAAAGTTGGGGGGATTTGGTGGTGTTACTTTGAGATCTTCGATGCGTACGGTCGGTTTCCTCGAGGGCTTCGGAGTCGATGGAGGAGCCCCCTGCTTCCGGCTCGAAGGAGGTCCTGGATGAACTAGTAACAGGAGCAGAAATAATGGTTTTTTTATATCTAACAGTCCATTGTCCTGAACGTCCATAAGTGGCTGCATCTTTTTCAAATAACTTAAAATAAGTTCTGTCCCCATTTGGTTCCTCAAAATATAAACCATTATAATCAACTTTGCCTGCAGTTTTATGCCATTTATCATCTGCATCCTGATAGTAAATATGGTCCCAGTTGGGATAGGGAAATGTATTTTGCTCATCATTATCAAATAATACTTCCACTTGAAATGGTCCTTTCTTAAAACAATTTTTAGGCTCAGTCAATAATAATTGAGAACTGGTATCTGTTAATGTCCATCTTTCCTTAGCATATTCTGACTTTGCTAAACTTTTTAGCAATATAGTCATATGTATTGCTTCTTTAGCTCTGTATTCTGACACTTGCAATGCTGGTGTAGGTTGCAAGCCTAAACTTAGGTAACCCTCCTGTCTGGCATAATATAAAATAACATTTGATTTTCTTTCAAGTTCCCAATGCGTTATTTGTGATTGCAAGTCAGTTGGTCCCTGTTCATAAAGATTCATTATCTGATCTTGCAGTGCATCGAAACGGGCGGTCAAGGTCTCCCGAGTCTCCATTTCCCTCGTCTTCAGAAGCAGTCAAATCTAATTGTTCACCAAACTTTCTAAAAAAACATTTCCAGGTAGCATCAGTTATTGGAAATAATGGTGAACCATCAGTATTAAAAGGCATTTTGTTGGAAAATTCTAAACAAAGTACTCTGCTATGTAAATATAACAAAGTCGTTTCTTTCAATACATTTATATTTGTAGTTATCAACATTCTAGGTAACTTTAATTGTGTAGGTGCTTTATGCTTTGAATCCAAACACATTGGATTCCCATCTAATGCATTTCTCATATTTTGATCAATATAAAGCCAAGCATTATATGTAGCATCATCCATGAGACCGAATTTGGTATCTAACAATGGCATGAGCCAAAATGGGCTTGTTTTATTCATATAACTAATAACTTTACCTTGTACAAAATGTAAAAACGAAAAAGTAAAATATGACTTTCCAGTATCTGGTTCCCCATGAATTACTAAAGTATTCTTTTTTGGTAAACCTTTTAGCCATGTTTTAAAAGTTATTAAAAACTGCACAAAGGGTATATTTTGGTGCTTTAGAAACAAAGCTATAGGTTTCCAGCTACTCTCTTCTTTACATTTTTCACAACACTTTTCAATCCAACTGGCAATAGACATTTCTTTCATTTCTTGCCTTTTATAGAGTTTTACCATCTGTGCACAATCTCTAACATACCTTACCTGGCAGTTACTGTTTAAAAAGGCTGCAGCATTAGCATCTTGATCAGCTAATTGTGCATACTTATAAGCTATTTCAGGTTCTTCAAATATTTCATTATCATATGCCCATTGTATCATCACTGACAAAGAAAAATTTTCTGCAGCATTAGCTGATTGATGACTTACAATTGTTAACTTCGCAACCCAATCAGGAAATTGACCATATACATAAGATGTATTAGCAATGGATTTCTTATAAAAAAACAAAGCTGAAGCTACACTTCTATTACGTGGAGGATCGCTAGTTAATTGATATTCATTTACATTTAAAAGTGTACAAAACAATTTATGTACAGTCTCCCTACTTTTGCCACTTTTAAACTCTAATAGATACAATCCACAAAACCCAGATATAATCAATTGAAAAAATTCACAATGTTGTTGTAACACAATTTTAGAGGCTTGTAAAACTTCATCAGCAGCATTATAAACATATAAAACCCAATTTACAGTACACGACTTATCACTTTTAAATGATCTTGTTAATTCTGAAAAGCTAACACAAAACATGTCTTTAAACTTTGCCAATAAGATGTTTTTTCTATTGGCTGTGTGCAACAACTCCAAGTTAAGGCAATCGCCATGTTTAGCCACATGCTCTACAGTCTCTACAGTCTCTTCGTCTACCTTTTCAAAAGAACTTTCAGCTTCATCTTCCACTACTCCACTGTCCTCAAAATGTAATCTCCGTTTGCTGCTGTTCTTTTTAGGAGTTATACACACAGCTTGTAGTTTTGGACTGAGATCAGCAACAGCTTGCTGCGGGCTTTTAATAAACTTTCGTTTTAGAGTCTGTATTGCAAGATCACATTCATCTGCTATTTGAGTATTGTAGAGAGCCAGGCTGTTTACTGGCTCCTCTGAATTTTGTGCAATATCATCATCTATAAAATTGGAAATCCCCGAGCCATCTGTACTGTTTTCAAATAAGTCATCCAAAGCATTCAAGTCATCTACACAATCAGCTTCATGCACTATAAACCAATCTCCACTAATGTTTAAATTTTCAGTACCTTTAGCAGGATCTCCCATGATTCGATGTTTCCCTCGAACAACGAGGACACAAAAAAGACAGCTGAGCAAACAATAGCTGCTGAAATAAAGCAATAGCAGACCCGGTAGCAACAACTACCACCCGAATGCGACAATTACAATGGTTGCAACAGGTGTCAACGCGGTACAAATCTTGCTCCTCCTTACACAAAAGATTGTCAGGCAAAACAAGCTGCTCCAATTCTAAATCAATACCTGGAATAGTAGGCTTTTCCCCAATCATTCTTTAAAAATACAATTGCGGCACACGCCTCGCCAATGACCTCTTACCAAAGAATAAGTAAGTTCCCTATTCTTAATATCAACTTTTTCAGCAAGATCAAGTAAAGTCAAACAGTAAATACAACGCACACAGATATCACTAAGCGTCTTCTTGGTTAAATGCTCTAATGCACCTGATGATGCTACACATTGGAAAAAATGCTCTTTTTCATATTGTGCTGACAGCAACAAACATTTAGTACAACAAGCAAACACACGTCCTTCTTTCCACACTAGACTTAATTTTTTCATATAAAATCCAGCAAGCTCTTGAGCATTAAGAGTACAACGGCAAAAAATACATGGCAAACATAAATCAAAAAAATTAATCTGAAAATGGCTGCAAAAGTCATTTAGAAATTTAGGAAATCGAGGCTCTTCCAT